AACTCTATAATTTTATTTAAAATAAAACACAGTATTACAACAAGTGTTAACGTTCAAGGAACTATTACCCCTATTACGTCATATATTGAAGATGACTTTACGCTAATTGCCAATAGCACATCTGCATGGGAAAACTGGGTTGGAAGACAACCAACATGGTTTCTTCCAAAAACAACCCTTACAGGAGCGTACCAATGATAATTAAAGGTTCACGGTACACACAATCTTCAGAAACACGTAATGATGAGACTGTATATGTGGCTGATACTTCTACATTTAGAGTAGGAAGTTACTTTACGATTATTGCAGAAGACGGAGACTCATTTGAGTTCCTAGCGGCACGACACCTTAACAGCCCTCAGATGTATTGGAAACTTGCTGATATAAACACACATGTCCCGTTCCCCGACTTTATTGAAGCCGGAACTTCAATCAAAATACCTTTAGCATGATCTTTAAAAGTTCTTCTCAACTATCCCCGAACGTCAATGTTTCTATTGACAACGTTCCCGTGGACTACTTGAGCCTGCAACGTATCACGGTAGAACTCAAAGAAAACATGCACGACATGGTTGTTCTAGATTTTGCAGGTCTAGATCCTGAAACCATGCACTTGTTTATTGACGCTGCGGTGACTCTTAACATTTCAATGCCATTACAGAATACCAATGAGTACACGTTTCATGGTTACATTATTTACTTAGAACCATTCTCATCTACCAAGATGGGAACGGTAAACGGAAGCCCGTTCCAATTAACCCGTGTCTTTTGTCTAGGACCTAGTTACCGAATGAAGGGTTTGAAATCTAGTGTCCATGAGAATAAGACACTGGCAGAAATTGCTACTGAACTTGCGGCTAAGTATAAGTTCTCTTTGTCTGTACCCAACGATACATACCGCTTTCCACGTCTAGTTCAAAGTGCGGAATCTGATTGGTCATTTTTAGTTAAAGCATCTAACCGCCTTGGGTATAACCTAATGGTGACTGGTTCCCACATACATATTTGGGACCCTTATATGGCTATAGCCCGTAACTCTTCATACAGTGTGTTGTACACCATACGAGGAACTAGGGGAGATGTGCATCCCCTGCCGGGGCAAATCCTTAAGTTTGATGGACGTATTGGTAACGTGTCGCCTGATGGCGCAAGGTCTACAGACACTATCCATACCTTAGACAGCAGTGGAAACATTCTGTCAGTAGGCAACTTAAACTCTCAAGATACTTCTAGTTTGGGAACACCTGTTCAGTCTGCATTTACAAACGTCTTAAACTGGAACGCTGATTCATACGAGACTGCCAGCAAACTAGTTGAAGGCGTGTTGCGTCGTAAGTTTCCAATGACTGCCTCAGTTGATGTAGTTGCCGACCCCAGCATTACTCCCGGCGGTATTGTAAACCTTAAAGAATATAATGCACAGTTTGACGGCTACTGGTACGTGCGTGGAGTACGTCATGAACTTACCCAGCATGTCATGGCAACTTACCTAGACCTTGCAAAAGACTCTCTTGACGGTATTCAAACCAGCCCAATTAACATGGAACCTTTTAAGACACCACCAGAAACTGCTTTAATCCACGGGGATTGGGTATCTACAAAGGACATGATAAATGTATATTCCTGACCAGTATTCTCTTACCTCTACTCAGCGTGCGCTTGTTACGTACTCCAACAGCGCTACCGGAGAAATAAGAGTAAAGATACCTTCAGTATTGGGTAGTACCTCTGAAATCTTTATTTCTAAAATTGGTCGGAAGGCTAACTCAGGGGTATGGGCTGTTCCTGATGTAGGTTTACAGATTGTTGTTAGTTACGACGACCAACATTTAACCAATGTCTTTTGGATGCAAACAGATGCAGTGATAAATCCTCTGTCTCCTTTCCAATGCACATCATTAACTAACCCACCTGCCCCATACAGTGGTCAATTAATATTTGAAACAGACACCAAACTACTTCGGATATGGAATGGAACAACATGGAAAACCGTTGTAAACGCATCTTAATTAAGGATAAATAATGAAAACTATTGCAGTTCCCTTTACGTTTCAAAGTGACACAGGTGCCGTTAACTACACGGAATCCCTAGATGCTATTGTGCGCCAAAACATTCTTGACATCTTGTCCACATCCCCCGGGGAACGGGTAATGAACCCTAAGTACGGTGCAGGTCTACGTAACCTTTTATTTGAAGAACTAGACCCACTGGTATTTGCTGAATATCGTATGGATGCCATGCAGGAACTCAATGAATATATGACTGTTGGCAAAGTTACAGATCTTAAAATAGACGTGCCAAGTAACGATTTCTATGGGATGGAAAACGATACAACCGTCCGTCTTTCAGTAAAATATGTTGTTCCACCATATAACTCTTCGGTAGTAGTATTTAACTTGAGCAACTCGCAAACCACTTTATATGGAGGGGCATAATGCCTAGTTTTGATTACACCAGTAGGGACTATCTGTCCATACGCCAAGACCTGTTTGACCGTGCTTCAGCATTTATACCTGAATGGACAGCCCGTAACCCTTCGGACTTTGGTGTCCTCATGGTTGATCTTGTGGCATACGTTGGTGACATCCTTCATTACTATGTAGATCGTGCTGCTGCTGAAACTTATTTAAACACAGCAACACAAAAGAGCAGTGTCCTTGCCATTGCTAACTTGTTGGACTACCGCCCACTGTTTCAAACCGCATCTGAAGGAACAGTTACCCTTACGGCAACTGACCCAAACCACGCAGGTGTTATAACTATTCCCAAGAACACAATGTTTGTAGCACCTGCAACATCTAACTTGCCCGTAGTTTATTTTGCAACAACTACATCGGCAAGTATGGGGGCTTCAGTAGCCTCTATTGAAGTTGTAGTATCGGAAGGTAAGTACGTTAATTTAGAAGCGCCGGTGCAAAGTGTTACACGAGTATCTTCCAGCAACGGCACCTCAGGACAACGCTTTAACCTTCGCTACACGGGCGCTATAGGCTCAAGTGTAGAAGTATCTGTGTATGAAGGGACAGTAGTCTCTGGTTCTCCAACAGCGATTACTTATTCGTATAGTTCTGATATTGCTAGTGAAGACGCTGCGGCTAGAGTATTTACTTTAGAGGTAACGTCGGATGGGGTAATGCAAGTTATCTTTGGTAATGGTATCAACGGCAAAATACCTGCAAACAATGCAGAAATAAAAGCATCGTACCGTTACGGTCAAGGTTACGCAGGAAACATCTCAAGCGGGCGAGTTACTGCATTTGATACAGGCTCCGCAATTGAAGGATTGGTAATTTCATCGTCTTCATCTACCGCAGGAGGTTCTGATTCAGAGTCTCTTGAATCCATGAAGGCAAATATCCCGTTGATGTTTCGCACCCAAGACCGTGCGGTTTCATTACAAGACTTCAAAGACCTTGCCATACGTGTGCCACAAGTAGCAAAAGCAACGTGCGATGTTGTTAGTGCGTCTAACGTAATGGTTTATGGTGTTCCTTACCAAGCCAACTACCTAAGCCAAGCAACTAACACTCTTTCTATTTCTAGTACAATTCAAAATGCAATTATTACGTATTTTGAACCACGTACTATGGTAGGAGCAAGCGTAGGTGCTGCTGCTTCAGTGACACTACAACCTGTAAACATTACAGCACAAATTAACGTAAAACCACAATATGTTGCCCAACTGGTAAAAGAGGCTGTGGAGACTGAATTAAATAAGTTTTTTATATTTGACAACGTGGCTTTTGAACAAGTTTTATCTATTGGTTCTATTTATAGAGCCATACAGAACGTAGAAGGTGTGGATTACGCAACTATTACCGTATTTAGTACTACTAGTTCAGGCACTTCAAGTACTTTAAGCCCCGCAACCGATACACAACTGTTCAGAAAAGGAACGTTTACCTTAACTACATCAGGTGGTATAACAGGAACGTTGGTATAACTTATGGCACTATCGTCCTTTACACTCAGAAAAACTATAGTTGGTGAAGGTTCTTTCCTTCGTAAAAACGCAGGACTTGACAACTCTTTACGAGCAGATGGATTTACTAACTCTCAAGTTATAGTAACGGGTAATAATACTTTTAGTGCCAACATTATAAGCACTGGTACAGTTCGTCTTGAATGGACGCTTTCTGAGGCTTTAGAAGATGAAAGCATTGTTGTTGCAACAGCCCCAATAGAACTTTTAATAGTTTCTTCTACTGCTGGAGAACCTGTAACCATTAACGACGGGATTCTTTTAACTACAGTTACATCAACTTCTAACAATACTTATTATGATGATGTTCCTGTAATTCAGGAAGGTCGTTGGGTTTATTATGCACTGTTTATTAAGTATAGTGACGGCGCTGACGTTTGGTATAGCAATGCAGCCAACCTGTATATTCAAATTCCAAAATCGTATAATTCTGTAGAAAACCTTTGGAAGCGCATTCCGGAATACTACCAACTTCTTGACTTAAACCAGCCTCAACTAGAAAACGGGTCCACGCCTTTGTATTCTTTTCTTAGTTTGTTGGGGAACGAAATGGACCGCACTCGTACTTTGATTGATACCATTGCGTTGTCTAATGACCCTGAGGTATCTGTTACACCTGCACTTGCAGAGTTAGCATATGAAACTGGCCTTGAAATAACATTAAAAGATTTAGGTACCGCTAAAGCACGTTCATTGTTAAATAACATTGGAACACTACGCCAACGTAAAGGAACAAAGGGAAACATCGCTTCTTACATTTCTGCGTTGTCAGGTTGCCCTGTTACCTACGAGTTCAGTTCGCCAACTCATATATTCCATGTGTACGCTCAACGAGTAAACTTTATATCTGATCCACGTTTCCAAGAAGCAACCATATCTGCAAGCACCGGAAACGCAAGTGGTAGTAAATTAAGTTTACAAACAACGCCTACGTGGGGTGTTTATACCTATGGCACGTCTGGTTCTGGAGCAAGTGTTAGCCCTGTAATCACCAACATGAATGATGGTATCCAAATCCAAATACCGGCATCTGCTCCAAACGACAGAACAGTGTTTGTGTACCCACGTAAAACGTTTAAGTACGCCACAACAACACGGTATGGTAGTAGGTTTGACGTTACGTTATCCGCTGGGGCATCTTTTAATAACCTTCATACTTCTACAAACACCACACGGTTGGCATGGGAATCGGGTGTTGCCGGAGGTAGCGTCCCTCCCACATATTTCCAAGACTCTGCATGGATCAGTAGCCCAAACTACGCATACGGGAGCACTTCACAAGAGTATGTACTTGACTACCCTGCTGACCCCGCCGCCGTTTTTTCAACTATCACTTCTGTTCCAGTACTTATGTTTACAGCAACCCCGGGGAGCACCATCTTTATTTCTAAGTGGTTACTAGAGCCTGATAGCGCTGGGCCTTACTTTGATGGAGACACCCGTGAAGGTGGCTACATCCCTATTAACACAGGGGTAGTTGGTAGCGGATCATTTGACTATTATTGGGATTCTGCTGGTGGCGCTAACAATGACTTTTCATACTACTTGTTAGACCATGAACGTACAATCAGTACTATAGAGCGGATTATTGCACAGTACATTATGCCTGTTACAATGCTGTCGTCATACCAAATAGACTGGAACTACTACCTAGGGAAGTAATGAACTACATACTTGCAGCACTAGCCGTTTATAAAATAATACAAATATTAGATGCATTAACGCCAAAAGAAGCAATGCCATGGGTAAAGATAGCCTTTGGAATTCTTATAGGGTACGCTTCTATACTCGTAGTGGACTTTGATAACAGTCTCATAGCGGGTCTGGTTGTCTCAGCGCTTGCCGGGGTGTGTCACACCGTGCTACGGTTACTCACACTATTAGGCGACATGGTACAAAAGAAGTCAATGCGATAAGGAGAAAAAGATGGCAGTATACGGAATATTAGGTAGCGGTTCCTGCGCTAAGAATGTTATTGAAGATGGGTTAAAAGATATTGGGATTGAAAACAATGTCTTTCTTGTAGTACTTCGTAAAGGTGCTTCAGACAACGAAGACCGTGTGTATGAGTTCCTCATGGAGAACGAGGCTGACTTCCATGCATTTACAAACAGCAAAGCACCTCAAATTATCAAAGATTCAGCCAGTCGGATATATGACTTTGATGACAACGAGGCAATGTTTCCACACTTGTTAAAAGAACTTAAAGATAAAAAAGGAACACTCCTTTTGATGTGGAACGATGAAACCGCAGGTGCTTTAACAGATATTTGTTTTGATGCTTATGACCTAGGCATTCCTGTGCTTGAACTCAGCAACGGGTTAGTACCCATCAATGTTGTTGCAGAACCTACAGAGGGTGAAGAACCAGACGAGGAAGAGGTTGTAGAAATTGAACCTTTTACTGAGGCTGAGATGCGTTCAATGAGCATTGGAGTTCTGCGTAAAGCAGCAACTGCTCACGGCATTGAAGGTGTGGGGGCATACTCTAAAGAAGAATTACTTATGGTATTAACAGATACTAAATCTCATAAAGAGAAACTAGAAGAGGATGTTGAAGTGAAGATAACCGTAACACCTACCCCAGTAGTCACTACAACACCTGTAGTACACGACAGGAAGACACTAGAGGCACCTGAAGGCGACTGCATGGTTACTGTAGTCATGCCTAATGGCACTGTCATCTCAACCCCTGCCACTATGGGCGAGGTTCGCCTAATCCTAGGACTTGGTTGATGCCTTAAGTTGCCATGCCCATTTTTTGTGCATGTCATCTCGTTCTGCAAGGAAGTTAGCAATGCCCTGTTCATCAGCAGCAAGTGCGGCTTTAAGAGCAAGATTAACGCTCTTTATAAGACCATCGTTAATGGTAAGCAGGGCTTTTGCCATTGCCTTAGGAGAAGGGTCAACATCTTTAGACTCTACGGTACGAAGGTCAATAAACTTATTTAATGTGAAGGGAGCATACTCCCCAAGTTTACGAAGGTCTTCTGCCAGTGGGTCAATAGCGCTGTAGACATCTTCATAGATCTTTGCAAACAATGAGTGGTACTGAGAGAAGTCCTGACCTTCTACGTTCCAATGGTAACCGTGTGCAACAAAGTACATAGTGACGCTATCGGCAAGGGTTGTTTTAAGAGCATCAGTTAACTTAGACATTAACAATCCCATTTTCTAAGCGATTTGTTTATACGTGAATCGGGATCATTAGCAGTTTTAGATGAAGTGTTTTTCTTCTTCATACCTTCCATGCGAGCACAGAAAGAATCCCGACGAGATGCCGACTTAGGAGACTTCTTAGCCTGTTCTTTAGACACAGGTGGTTTAAGGTCACTACCGGGATTAGCACGCTCATAGGACTTACGTCCTTTTTCGTTTAATCCACCCTCTTTGTCTTTTCCTTCTTTGCGTTGCCACGCATCAGACTTCTTAGTTGCCATTACTTCTTTCCTTTTTTGGATACCGCCATGTTGTCTACAAGGTTAGGGTAAGGTCGTCCTGCTTTTTTAGCACGGGCTTTTGCTTCAGACTTTTGGTCAGGGGTTAACTTCTTATCTTTTTTAGATGGGTCCGGTGTGTCCCATACTTCTTTTTTAGCAGCCATTACTTTGCTCCACGACGCAAGATACCTTGGTGACGAGAAGTAGTAGGTGAATAAGTTTCTTCAGGAATTACCCAGCCTTGTTCTTGACTGTGCACACCAATAGGTGTCCCATAAGAATGAACTACGTAGTCAATGTCACTAAGCGCAGAAATGATATTACGGTTACCTTGGGACATGCGTCCAAAGTTTAATTGATCGCCGGGTCCGGTATGTTGCCGAGCGCTAAGAGCGCCATGACTAACAAATGCTTCACGTCGTCCGATGTATTGGTCTGCCTTACGGCTAGAAATAGGAGTTGCCATGCATCTATCATACGCCAAAAGTGGACAAGCATGTAGCAATATAGTGTATGCTGACAAACTCAAACACAAGGAGCACCAGATGGCTGACGGACCATTTATACAGTACCCAACATGGTTAAGGAAATACCTGCGTGGGGACCCAACAACAACCGACATTTTGCTTGAGTTACTGGGGTACATGAACGGCAAAACCCAGACCCTGTGGACAAGTTATAACCACATTTCAGAGAATACTGGGTACCACAGAACTACGGTCATCAAGTCTGTGAATAAGTTGGTGGACCTTGGGGTACTCATAAAAAAGGTCAAGTCTAAGAATGGGCGCAGCCTTCCCAACGAGTATTACGTGAACTTTAACAACCCCAATTACCTGACCGTAACAGGGGTAGTCGGGGAACTACCCTCCCCATTAGGGGTAGTCGGGGAACTACCCCGGGGTAGCGTGGGGACTACCCCCGAGGGTAGCCGGGGAACTACCCAAATAAGAATAAACAAGAAT